CAACCGCCAATACGACGACTCGTTCGCCGTTGAAGGTGCAAAGATCGGCTCCACCCTGCGCATTCGTCTGCCCGACCGTGCTCTGGTGACCGATGGCGCCGCCCTGCAAGTTCAGGACGACAACGAGCAGTACACCACGCTGACGGTCGCAAGCCAGAAGCACATCGGTGTCAACTTCACATCTGCTGAACTGACCATGCAGTTGGACGACTTCGCGGAACGGGTTCTCAAACCCCGTATCTCGCAGTTGGCCTCCAGCATCGATGCCGATGTCGCCAACTCCTACAAGTCGATCTTCTCGACTGTTGGTACGCCTGGCACCACGCCGTCCACCTCGCTGGTTTTGCTGCAAGGCAACCAGAAGCTGAACGAGTACGCTGCTCCGATGAACGATCGCTACGCGACGGTGAACCCCGCCGCCAATGCGAACTTGGTCGAGGGCATGAAGGGCTTCTTCAACCCAACCAGCACCATCGCTCGCCAGTTCACCGCAGGCATGATGGGCACTGGCGTTCTGGGCTACGACGAAGTCAACATGTCACAGTCGATTGGGAACCACACCACTGGGTCGCGTTCTACGGCGGACACTATCTTGGTGAACGAACCAACCGCTATCACTACCCAAGGTCAAAGCACTTTGAGCATTGACGGCGGCACCGGTTCAGCCACGGTCACTGTCGGCGATGTGTTCACTGTTGCCGGCGTCTACAGCGTCAACCCGCAGACCCGCCAGTCGACCGGCAGCTTGCAGCAATTTGTTGTGACGGCGGCTAGCACGGCCTCAAGCGGCGCTTGGACTAACATTGCAATTTCTCCTGCGATGTACACCTCCAGCAATGCTTTGGCAACCATTGACGCTTTCCCTGCAAACAACGCAGCGGTCACTTTTGTCGGCGCGGCCTCCACGGGCTACCCGCAGAATCTGATCTACCAGAAGAATGCAATCACATTCGCTACGGCTGACCTCTTGCTGCCGCAGGGTGTGGACATGGCTTCGCGCCAAGTTCACAACGGCATTTCGATGCGTATTGTTCGTCAGTACGACATCAACAATGACCGTATGCCTTGTCGTATCGACGTTCTGTACGGCTTCAGCGTCATTCGTCCGCAAATGGCCGTGCGCCTCTGGGGTTGAACATGAGTTACGTTACTGGCAATCTGGTCAAACAGTCCGTCATTAGCGTAACCTTGTCGCCTGTTGCTGTGGCGGCTAACACCACGGCAGAACAGACGCTTACGGTTAACGGTCTTCTTGTTGGAGACATGGTGTACGTCAGCAAGCCCACTGCGCAAGCGGGTCTGGGTATTGTTGGTTCACGGGTCTCTGCTGCGAATACCCTCGCAATTACGTTTGTCAACGCAACAGTTTCGTCTATCACCCCGACTACAACCCAGGTCTATCTGATCTTGGTGTCGCGGCCAGATAGCACGATCACTGACGGCAACATCTAAAGGAAATTATCATGGCTCTCCCTAATGGTTCTGGCGGTTACCAAATTGGTGACGGCAACACTGGCGAAATTCTGTTTGTTGCGCAACCCACGCCAACTTCAATTGCTGCCGGCGCTGCTACGTTGACTGCGGCTCAATTGGCAACAAGGATCATCCTTGGTTCGCCAGGCTCCAGCGCGGCAGCATACACGCTGCCGACTGCTGCTTTGACGGATGCTGCGTTCCCCAGCATGCCTAACAACTCGTCTTTTGACTTCACCGTGATCAACGTTGACGGCTCAAGCTCCGGCGTCATTACCATGACCACCGCTACGGGTTGGACAATTGGCACTTCTGGGTCGCAAGGTCTTATGACTGTGGCTGCTGTTGCAGGCACCTCAATAAGCTTCCGCGCTCGCAAAACGGGCGATGCTGCTTGGTCTCTGTACCGCATCGGCTAATAGGCCCGCCCTCTACGCTCACAAGGCGTAGGGGGCACAAATTCTAGGGGCGATCTGTGGTAATCTATCTGAAGCACCCTGTACACGGCACCAAGGTTGCTATGGCAGAACTTGAGGCCGAGCAAGACGAGAAGAACGGCTGGGTACGGTATACTCCAGGCGAACCGACGCCGGTGAACGAGCTTCGCCGCCGCCGCAAGGAGCCTGCTGAATGAGTACCACTGCCGGGGACCAGATCAACGGGGCGCTGCGCCTGATCGGCCAACTTGCCGAGGGTGAGACGCCTTCCGCTGCTACGTCCCAGGACGCGCTCACCGCCATGAATCAGATGATCGATTCGTGGAGCACTGAGCGTCTGGCGGTGTTCAGCACCCAAGATCAGGTGTTCATGTGGCCCCCCGGCGCTATCAGCCGCACGCTTGGCCCAACCGGCGACTTTGTTGGCAACCGGCCAGTCCTGCTAGACGATTCGACGTACTTTCGCGATCCCGCGAACAACATCTCGTTTGGCATCAAGATTCTCAACCAGCAGCAGTACAACGGCATTGCGGTAAAGACTGTGACCAGCACCTACCCACAGGTGATCTGGGTCAACATGACCTACCCCGACATCGAGATGTACATCTACCCGGTGCCGACCAAGGTGCTGGAGTGGCACTTCGTCTCAGTCTCTGAGCTGACCCAACCGGCCACGCTGGCGACGGTGTTGTCCTTCCCGCCAGGCTACCTGCGGGCGTTCCGGTACTGCCTGGCTTGTGAGATCGCTGCTGAGTTTGGTGTCGAGCCGTCGCCGCAAGTCTCGCGAATCGCCATGACATCCAAGCGCAACCTGAAGCGCATCAACAACCCGGATGACATCATGTCGCTGCCGTACAGCATTGTGGGTACTCGTCAAAGATATAATATCTATGCAGGCAATTTCTAAGTATGTTTAACCTGCCTGGAGCCGGAAATTAAGACCCCCATTCTGGGCCAGTCATACGTTGCCCGCAGCATCAACGCTGCGGACAACAGGCTCGTCAACCTGTTCCCCGAAGCCATTCCTGATGGCGGCAAGGAAGCCGGGTTCCTGAACCGCGCCCCAGGATTGCAGTTCCTCCAGACGGTCGGCACCGGGCCTATCCGGGGTTTGTGGGCGCACCAGACCAACGGGACGGACTTCTATGTTGTCTCGGGCATTCAGGTCTTCAAGCTCACCAGCACGACGGCAACGCCTGAACTGATTGGCTATGTGTCGGGCACAGGCCCGGTGTCCATCGCGGACAACGGCTCCACCATATTCTTTGCTTGTAACGGTCCTAGCTACACCTACCACGAGCCAACAGGCTCGTTTGATGCGATCACCAGCCCCGACTTTGCCGGCGCTGTCACTGTCGCGTACATTGACCAACTGTTTGTTTTCAACGAGCCAAACAGTCAGAACCTGTGGTCTGTAATTACGCAGACCCTGACCACGCCACCGGTGCAGATATACCCGTTGGTGTTCGACCCTCTGACGGTTGCCCCTGCGGATGGTTCTCCTGACGGTGTGGTGGCGATCAACGTAGACCACCGGCAGATGTGGGTGTTTGGTACTGACTCGGTTGAGGTCTGGTACAACGCTGGGCTTACCGGGTTCCCCCTGACGCCCGTCCAAGGCGCGTTCAACGAGATCGGTTGTGCGGCCCCCTTCTCAGTTGCCAAGCTCGACAATGCGTTGTTCTGGCTGGGCACTGACGCTCGCGGCCAAGGCATCGTCTACAAGAACAACGGCTACAGCGGCGTCAGGGTCTCGACCCACGCCATCGAGTACGCCATTGCCCAGTATGGCAACATCTCCGACGCAGTAGCCTACACCTACCAGCAAGAGGGCCACGCCTTCTACGTCCTGAACTTCCCGTCGGCCAGCAAGACTTGGGTCTACGATGTGTCGGTGCAAGCCTGGCACGAACGCGCCAGCGGCGATGAGGGCCAGTACCGGCACAGGTCGAACTGCCAGTGCAACTTCGGCGGCACGATCATCGTTGGCGACTTTGAGAACGGCAACATCTACTCGTTCGATCTAGATGTGTACGCCGACAACGGTCAGATTCAGCGGTGGCTGCGGTCCTGGCGGGCGCTGCCGACCGGCCAGAACAACCTGAAGCGCACGGCGCACCACTCGTTGCAACTTGACGCCGAGTCTGGCGTCGGGTTGAACGGAATTGACCCTTCCGCGCCGCTA